TTCCTACCAGGTCCGTTTTGCCAACTAATACGAACCGATGACAATGCCTTAGTGATAACGTCCCTCAATGGGACATTATTGAACCTGACATTTAGAGTGACCTGCTTCCTTTCATCCGACTCACCGTCGGGCCTGATAGAACAATCTATCTGATACACACCGTTAACTGTTTCCATAGTAACACCTCCATTTTAGCGCCACTATGAAACACTATTTAATTTTCAAAGATCATTATGATTCATTATCATTATACCTTTCTATACCCATTTGTCAAGGTTTTTATTAAAAAACTCGATGGGGGAAACTACGTCTGCACACCAGCAGGTTACCTCTCTCACATTTTGTCTGAAGTTTTCATAAATACACAATGTTGTACAATCTCCAGCTCACTAAAAAACTAATTAAAATTAATTAAAACAATACTGAGAATCATGCCTAATTTGAAAGATCGAAAAATGGTACTAAAAAATGTATTGACAAGTTCCGGGAAACATTTTATAATGACAGCATGAGAATGTTATTAACATTTGTTAAGGAGTGAACAGTGGAAGGTGTAAGGAGAAGAAACGGCCTTTATGGGTTTGAGTTTCTGGATATAGATAGGAGAAGAGTTCCCGAGGGCCAAGATAGGAAATGCGAGATTAAGCAGCTATGGCAGCGCAACCATGAGATAGTTAATCTTGCTGCAAGAGGGTTCAAGCATGCTGAGATTGCTGAAATCCTTAACATTACCCCTGCGACTGTCTCTAACACCTTGAATAGTGAGCTGGGACAGATGAAACTCTCCGAAATTCGTCTTGAGAGAGATAATGAGGCGAAGAAGGTTAGTGAAAAGATTCGTGTTTTAACTAATAAGGCCCTCGAAGTTTACCATAAAATATTTGATGACGAATCTGGCGAATGCAGTCTTAAAGATAAAAAAGACGTAGCTGACACAGTTGCTCTTGAGCTTTCCGGCCTTCGTGCCCCAACTCGTATTCAGAGCCATTCCGTCCACACTACACTTACCGCTGAAGAAATCAAGGCATTCAAAGAACGTGGTATTCGAGCTGCTAAAGAGTCAGGGATGATCACTATTGAACCAACTGAGGAGGAAAATAAAGACAATGACAGTTTGGTATAAGCAAGGTGTAACGGGAGATCTTCAAGCCGTTACTCGTAAAGGGTTAGGTCGAATAGCTGATTTAATTGCTAGCTGTGGCCATGACACTTATATTACTTCTCTTCGAGAAGGTAATCATATGTCAGGATCTCTTCACTATGAAGGCTTAGCATTTGACTTTGTTCATTACTCTCGTTTAAAGACCTCTGATTTCAAAGAGGTTCTTGGCCCTGATTGGGACATAGTTGATGAAACAGATCATATCCACTGTGAGTACGACCCGAAGATTGTTTAATTTTTAAACGATCTCATTGGAGACAATGTTATGAAAAACTGGAAAAGTTATCTAATGGGGACAGTAGTAGGATCCTTAAGTGCTGCTACTGGTGCAGCTACTGTTATAACTCAGCAAATGCAAACAGGTAGTTGGTCTGGTAAGCAAGTAAAATCAATGGCTATAGCTGGCGCAGTAGTCGGATTAGCGAACTAGATACTTAAATCGCCAAGACAGAAGTAATGAAAACTATTAAGATAAAAAACCTAAAACAGTTTGGGATTCTGTTCTGGAAGGCTTCTTTCAGACAAGCAAAGATTGGCTGGTTGATAAGAAAAGTTACTGGCGACAAGGTTAATCACGTAGGCTGGTTCCTGGGCTTTAAAATGGGCTTTTGCCTGGCCTATGAGTCAACTAAAGATGGGCCTTCAGTCAATGAGTTTTCCAAAAAGTATCCCCCTTCTTATATTGGCTACCTAAAAAATCCTTTAACGCCTGAAGAGAAAATAAGGTTGGTTATTGAGCTGAATAAACTCAAACACCGAAAGTACGACTGGCGACATCTTTTCGGATATTATATAGGCCTTGATAGTCCGCAAAGAATCATGTGCCCAGAATTAATTAACGAACCTCTGAAAACTATAGGAAGGGACTTAAAAAGAAATAACGAAAAGCCTGAAGGAATATTTGAAAGCCCTGATTTAATCATCTATAGAATTGAATACTAAATGAAGTATCTAATTACTGGATATAAAGGTTTCATAGGTAGAAACTTGACTAGTTATCTAAGTTCACTCAGCCTACCTTATTCAATCCTAGACATCAATAACCTATTTCATCATAATGCTGATGTCTTAGTCCATCTATCTGCCCTAACAGATGTTAGAATGTCAGCAAAGCATCTATCCCTAACTATATCTAAAAATATAACTCAGACTGCCAACCTTCTTGAATTTGCCAGAGATTACGGGTTTAAAAAGTTTATCTTTGCATCTTCAGCAAGTGCCGACAAACCAAGATCTCCTTATCTTGCCTCAAAGTTAGCATGTGAGGCACTCTGTGAATGCTTCAGATCTAATTTGGAAGTATGCATTCTCAGATTCTCAAATGTCTACGGCCCTATGTCTGAGTATAAAAGCAGTGTAATTCCTAACATGATTAAATCTTTAATTAAAAATGAAGCTTTCTATATCTACGGAGATGGGACTCAGACTAGAAACTTTGTCTACATAGATGATGTAGTAAGATCTATCACAAACGCCAAGTGTCCTCTACAGACAGTGGCATCTAACAGGTCTATCTCCATTAATGAACTAGTAAAAATCGCCAATCCTCTAGCACTAAAATATTTTGGTAAGAGACTCAAAATATTCTACATTGATCCTATTGCTGAAGAGATACACAAAGTAAACACATATTCAGACTTTACCTCTTTTATATCTTTGGAGAAAGGCTTAGAAAAAACCTTTAAATGGTATGCAGAAAAAGCTGTCAATAGTTATTGCTAATCGTAATGACACCTCAATGCTTGCTGTAACTGTACGCTCTTGCATCGAGGAACTCCGCCCTCTTGGTAAAGGTAACGGAGAGATAATAATTGTAGATAACTCTGACCCTAACATATATACATTATTAGCTAGTGTCCTTCCCCTCGGATACTGCAAAGATAAAACACTAAGAATTTACCATCAGGACTTTCCATGTCTCTTCACAGCCCGGGAAACAGCAGTTGAAAAATCCTCAGGGGAATACATCTTTTGCATCGACTCTCATATGTTAGTAGGCCACAACTGCCTTCTTGATTTAGTAAACTTCATGGACAGACATTTAAGTGACCCAACTATTGCCTTTGCTCATGCTCCAATATCTTGGGCTCACCAGCATGAACAAAATGCTAAACACAGCCGAGATATGTCAGTCAACGAACTCGGAGATTGGAACACTGCTTATAATTATGAAAGAACTATAACTTGGAAAGGGATGCCATGGATTTGTCGCCGAGAATGGTTTCTTGATAAAGACTGTGGCCTTGGAGGGTATGGAGCTCTCTCTAAACATCGTATCTCTTGGGGAGGTGGAGATATGCACATAGGTGTTAAGCCCTGGCTTCTCGGATTTAAAAACTGGGCAGTCCCTACTTCTCCCTGTATCCATATAGGTCCTTTTCCTAAAATAGATAATACAGGAAATCCTAATGTTGTCAAAGTATCTTCCGGCGACGGATACAAATATCGCTTATGGGCTAACTCAGGCTTTGGCCCTCATGCACTTGGATTTCTTATTAGTTGCTACGTTCTCGGCGGCGAACCTATGATGCATCGCAACAAAGGTATGATTACAAAGAAGTTCGGCAAGTTCATTAACGTCGAAGAGTGGTGGGATAAATCTATTGAACTCGGCCAAGAAGAAAAACAATGGCTTGACAATCGGAAGATAATGTCCTTTGAACAGATGCTCAAAGATCAACCTTGGAATAATTCATGAGATTATCTGGAAAAACTAGTTGGAGGAGTAGGATTGGACTAAGGAGGCAGATATCTGATATATCTACACCTATCTCTACTCCAAGCACTTACTCTATAATTATCCCTTATCAACACTCTCAAGAACGTCTGTCTATCTTCAATGCCTGTTTAGATAACCTAAATACTATCTTAGACGAAAAAGTAGAAATCTGCATTCATGAGGCAGGGAAAGAAAGAAGCCTTTGGTTAGGGAGTAGATACAAATACCTATTTACACCTTTCTTAGGAATATTTCATAGAGCCTGGGTAATCAATAGAGGTGTGAGGAAACTTGCCTCAGGGAGTATGTTAGTCTTAATGGACGGTGATTTAATAGTTGACCGAGATTGGGCTTCTGAACTTTTACGGTGCAACGAGGTATATGCTGGTTATAGCTCAATGAATTATCTTAGTAAAGAAGCTACTGATAAATATCTAGAGTCAGGTTATATAGACAAGGAAGGCACTGAAAGGGTAAGAGTTCCAAGTATCGGCGGTGCAGCTGGTGGAATAACTATAATTCCGAAACATCTATTCTTCACTGTCAAAGGCATTCCAGAAGACTTCGCTGGTTCTTGGGGAGGTGAAGATAATGCTTTTTTATCCAAGTTACGTTCCCTCGGTTACATAAGCAGAATTAAGAAACTTAAAAGCAAAGCATACCACTTGTGGCATAAGCCTACTACTGTAAGAGACTGCTTAATTCAGCACAAGGCTTCATCTATGATTAGATGGTCTAAATCTAATTGGATTAAGTATCTTAACAAAATGGAAGATAATTGGGGCTCGAGTGATGCTATATCTTACAACCGATCTAAGCCTCCAATCTCAATCGCTATGCTCTCTTGGCTTAGATTGAACTACCTCAAAGAATCCCTACTTAATCTCCCGAGTGCTTATAGTGGCCCTCTCTGTCTATGCCTACGAGTTCAAGGATCTGAAAACCTTAGCGAAGAGGATAAAAGACTTATAATTGACTTGTCTAACAAATTCTATAAATCAAATGTATACTTCACAAAGTACAATCAGGGAACTGGAGCGCCTCGCAGGGAACTAGTTAAGCGTTCTCTAAGGTTATTTGATTCTCCTTATATGCTCTTAGCTGATGACGATGTCTTGTTTAAACCAGGCAGTTTAAATTTCTTAGTCAATATCTTAGAGGGAGTAGACACTCTTGGGGCAGTCTCCTCTACCTTCGAGGGTCAAAAGTATCTGAAGACTTTAGGAAAAGATTATGTCGTGAGAATACCTCTAAATATTCCTGAACAGTTTGTAAAAACATCTTTCGTCGGATCTGCCAGTACACTGTTTAGAAGAGAAGTATTTAAAACCTGTGAAATAGATAAAAACTATAAAGTCGGACTTTGGGACTATGATCTATGCATGCAGATGGAAGGAAGCGGTTGGAAAGCTATCACATTGACTTCCGGTAATCTGTCAATTAGGAACTTAGGGGGAGGCTCAGTTGAATACAAGGCTGATAGATATAACAGAAAAACTATCAAGGAGAGCCATCAGCTATTTGAATCTAAATGGAAACTTGACATAAGGAATATTCAAGAATATGAGCCTAGAATTCATATGGCTTCCAATGTCTGTTGATGTAGATATGTTCAAGCCTAGCGACCTCAAAGTGAGGGAGGTAGTACTTGCTGGAACAGTAGGTAAAAACTATCCAGTCCGAGAAAATATACTTAACACTTTAAAGAATAAAACTTACTTTGACTATATATGTGCAAGAAAATTCGCCGAGGATTGGGAGAACTATCCCATCAAAGATGATTTTGCACACTTCATATCTTCATCCGAGATATGCTTAACTTGTGGAGGTGAAGTGAATTATCCGGTAGCTAAGTATTTTGAAATCCCTGCTTGCGAGACGCTGTTGATAGCTCCCTGGATTGGCGAACTTGGACTATTAGGTTTTGAAGACAAAGTAAATATGGTATCTTTGGATGAAAACAATATAATAGAGCAGGTAGAATACTACCTAAAAAACGACGGAGAGAGAAAAAGAATATCTTCTGCTGGAAGATCTTTAATATGTGATAAGCACTCTGTAAATATCAGGGCTAATCAATTCGTTGAGTATCTAACTAAATACTCAAAAGACCCAAAAATCTTATGGCTTACAATAGATAGACAAAACAGGCCTATAACTCACTTTGATTCTTTTAGATTAGAGGTCAGTAAACTAACTAGTGTATCATCTATTGTAAGGAAGGTTAATAATGCAGATATTGCAAAGTGGAGAATGTTGAGGCCTATTGACTACGGATTTTCCTGGAATGAATACGACTTCGTAATGTGTGATGCTTACTTTGCTTATGCTTCATCTTCTTGGGATGAAATAGATATTCCAAAAGGTGTACTGATTGAAGATGTTCATGGCCCTTTAGTGAGAAGAATGTTTAAAGATATCTTGCTGAGGGGAGTAGACATTATTTTCTACAGATATCTGAAAGCGTTCAAACAACTTTGTAGAGACTTTAATGTTCAATTCAAGCAGCAGATACAACACAGACTATGTAAAGATGATAGAGGCCAAAACTCACTGGCGAGCTCCAGCTATAACTAAGGCTTCCTTAATTATCTACAATTTCTTCAAGCCTAGCTCAATAGTCGATTTTGGCGCTGCCAATGGTTTCTATCTCTACCAGCCTTTGAGGAAAGGTTGTGATGTCCTGGGAATTGAAGGCACTGTTCATTGGTTAAATCCTATGGCTAAAAGAATAGGGAGGAAAAACTGCTTAATCCAAGACATGAGAAAATCCTTTGATCTTGGAAAGGTATTTGATTTAGCTATATCCATCGAGATGCTTGAACACTTAGAAAACGAATTTGCTGAAGTCGCTGTTGAGAACATAGTTAAGCATGGAAAAGCTTTTCTAATAACAGCTAGTTCCCACAAAGGTGGTTACTACCACGAAAATCCGAGGGACAAAGACTTCTGGATAAACCTTTTTGAGTCAAATGGAGTAGTCTTTAACTCTGTCGAAACTAGCTACCTACAACACCAGTTTAAGAACATAAGAAATCTAAGGTGGCTACGTGAAGATCTAATGGTCTTTTACAAACAAAGATCGTTTGATTTTTAAACGATCTCATTTATAAATATGTAAGGAGATGAAAATGAAATTCTTTACAGAGATCTCCGGAGTTGCTAAACCTTCATTTGTAATAGCATGTTCTGATGAAGTACAGACGTTCTCTGATGCACAGATACAGAATTCTAATGGTGATTTACCTATTACTTGCTTGGTGGTTGCAGAAGGTGAGGATATTAGATTTGCCTTCGATGCAGATCCTGTACAGGGAGCTGAAGGGTCTGGTGTCTTAGGTACTATTTTATACGCTGGTCAATCCTTTCTAATAAGTAATCCCAGAAACATTCAGAACTTTCGCTTCATTAATGCTGTCAACGCTGTTGACGGGTTTCTGCAAGTATCTATGTTTTATGAGATAGGAGGTCAATAAGATGTTTCCTAAATCATGCTTAGGTTCTAGATTTAATTCACTATCTGCAATCGCTGGAGCAGTAATAAATGTATCTGAGGTTGTTTTGTCTGTTGGTCAAACTCAGCTATATGTTGCTGATAGACCGATAAACTCAATCTTTCTATCTGCCTCAGCAGCTGAGAGTATATCAGATATTGCTGGTGGCAGAAATGGGTACTTATTATTTGTTATTTCTATGGACGATAATGTTACTATCGAATGTGATGCAACTAAAATAATGCTTAATTCTGCACCTGCTGGGACTGATTTAGTGCTTGCACAGTATGATGTGTTAGCATTGATAAACTATGGTGGCAATCCAGATATATTAGTCAATGGTTATTGGCAGGAAATATTTAGAACAATCAAAGTATAGGAGAATATAAAATGAAGAAGTTTCTATCTTTAATACTTTTAACTTGTATACTTTTTATCTCACCAACGCCAGCGTCTGCGGAGTTCTTCTCCGATGTTATATTAACTTCATCAAATGCTATCTGGACAGACTCACGTGCCTATTCAACTCTCCAGGACGCATTAGATGCAGTTGGCTCTAAAGAACGTGAGATAGTTGTAGCAAAGGAAGAGATTTGCACATCTTTAACTATCCCTTCCAATATCCACCTAAAATTTACCAAAAGTGGTTCTATAACTAACTTAGGCCAACTGACTATCAACACAAAGAACATTACTGCGCCTAGTCAACAAATCTTCACTGGTTCCGGTGACATAGACTTTGCTAATGGAACTGTCCTTAAATCTTCGTGGTTTGCAGATCTCCCTACATGCTTTGACATTACTAATGATGATTATGTAACTGTAGTAATTGATAGAGGATGGGACGCTCATGTAAATGCAAACTGCTCAGTTGGAGATAATGTAACTTTAAAGTGGGAATCTTCAACGAATAGAATAGTAATAGACTCTGGATTTACTCTCTCTAACATTAAAAACATTGAAGCAGGGAACTTCCAGATATTCTCCGGTAATGGCGACCTTGATTTTCTTGATGGGACTGAGCTAAAACTTAACTGGTTTCCTCGTCTTAGAAGTGTCCTAAATTGGGTTGAGAGTGAAGAGGTAACTATTGTTGTCAACGAAGATAGTCCAGTTGATTACTCCGACACTGTTGCATCTAATGAGGCTATCAAGGTTGTTCCTGGAGGGTGTCTTTCTATCTCAGCTGGCGTAACCCTCACCATCAACGGCCCTTTTGAAGCTGGACTTTATCAGGTGTTTAGTGGGGATGGGAGTGTTAGTTTTGGAGATGGAGCGGTTAAAGAAGTGTATCCTCAGTGGTGGGGAGAAAACACTACTCCTGGAACAACGGACATGACCGAGAGAATCCAGAAAGCTATAGATTCTATATCGGGTGAAGGCGTTATCTTTTTGGGATCAGAAGATTACGCTCTTAGCAGTTCTGGTCTTAGCGAAACTTACTATAATTCTGGAGCTTCAGTTACAGCAGACACTGGATGCTTAATCCTTAGGGATGGTATTCATCTTGTCGGAAGTGGTGAGGGTACGGTTCTTAAACCAGCAGACCCGGCAGATACAGCTATTTATGTTGTTGCCTATGAAGATGCTGGAGTTCATAATTTAAAAATCGATTCCAGTTGGGTGGCTACTGATGCAGGACATGGCATTTTTCAGGTTTATAAAACAGATGTTGCCGATGCAACTATTTCAAATCTTACTTTTGAAAATTTATGGATTGTTAACGTAGGGGGCTATGCTGTCGGCCTTCAAAATGGCACATTTGAAAATGTCCATCTTCGTAATCTTCGCAGTAAAAATACTGGGGCCGACGGCATTGATATTAAGAACAGAGGTACGTCGGAGGACAGCAAAGGTGTATTTTTAGAGAATATATATATAGAGTCCTTTGGACAACGACTTGATGGTCAAGCAGGAATAGATATAAGAGGTATATGCACTATCAACAATATTCAGGTAGTTGATGTTGGACGTTCCACCGTTAGTCAGACTGGAATAAGGTTTAGAACATCTGGAGGAGCCGGCACAGAACAGTGGGCGAGAAGATCATCCCTAACTGGCTTTTATATTAGAGGTGATGCTGCTATTGCAACATTATATGGAATAACTGTTGGATCTTCTGATGTCTCAATATTAGGGGGTGTAATAGAAGATTGTAATGATGGTATAGTTGTTGCTGGTAACGCTAACGAATCCGCCGATCGAGTATCTGTAATCGGTATTAGTGTTGATAATGCTGATAACGAGGCCTTCAGTTCGACGACTGGAGGCGATTTCGTGAAGTTTATTGGTTGTACTGTACGTGATTCACTTACAGGCTTCAGAATCGAAGGCGATAACAACTCAGTTATTGGCTGCGATGCTGTAAACTGTTCCACAGATCTTTCTCTCTCGACAGCCGCTGCAGCCTCTGTAATCACAATAGGCAATCATTTTGACGAAGATTTTGCTGTTTTCGATTCTCCTACTACGGGTAGGGCAGGAGTAGCAGTAAAAGGTTCGTCAACTGATATTGACTTAGAGCTGCAACCAAAAGGGACTGGACATCTTAGAATAGGTTACGCAGATGCGGCAGCTAGTGTCCCAGGCAATTTTGCTGCTGACCGTATTTTGGAAGTCAAAACAAGTGATGGTACTATTCTTTATATACCTGCAATGGATTCAGCCTGGTAATATTATTTTAACTGGTTCATCTACAATGTTTGAAGATAACTATATTCGCATCTGTACATTCTAATGGACTCTCAATTAACTAGAATACTATCAGCCTGTTCAATGAGCACAAGGATGACTGCTCTAACTTTCTTCCCTGAGCGTTTTCACTTACCTTTTGCCGAAAATGTTCATGGGAAGATCTTTGACCTCATTGATGGCTCTGCACAAAAAGTAGCTATTGCAGCTCCTCGTGGTTGGGGAAAGACTTCGATTGTAGCTCTTGCACTAATGGCTAGATGGATTATGTTTCGGCATACTGAGTTCATTTGCTACATCAACAAGAGCCACGATGCAGCCAGTCTTCAAACTGAGAACTTAAGGCGGGAGTTAGTAACTAACAGAATGATTAAACATTTCTTTGGAGACTTTCGTCAGCGAGATGTGAATAAAAGCGAGTTTGACGAGGTGTTTAGCAAAAAAGCCTGGGTCGCTTACGACACTCTCGTCTGGCCTCGTGGAGCTGGACAACAAGTTCGAGGCGTGCTATTCAAGAACTCTCGACCAGGGCTAATTGTAATAGATGATCTCGAAGACTCTGAGAAGATCGAAAATGATGATATTAGATCTAGCTGGTATCAGTGGCTCTACGCCGATGTAATTAAAGCAGTGCCAAGGGTAGGAGAGAAGGCCGGAAACTATAAAATAGTCTACATTGACACTCTGAAGCATGAAGACTCTGTGCTTCAAAAGTTACTCGATTCACCTGAGTGGGAAAGTGTGCGTCTTGAGGCTTGCGATGATGACTTTAATCCAACAGCTCCAGATTTTATGTCTAAGAAAGATATAGAGAAAGAGTGGCAAGCCCATGCTGACGCAGGACAAACTGATGTGTTTTTTAGAGAGCTCCGAAATCTCCCAATATCAACTAAGGATTCATCATTTCAACAAGATTACTTTCGGTACTATAATCTGCCTCCAGATAGGCGTAAGGCAGAAAACGACTTATCAATGTTTGATGTTGAGGTACAGCAAAACAAGAACATTGAGACAGTTGTCATTCTTGACCCTGCAAAGACAGTAAAGATCCATTCTGCCGAATCAGCTATCGTAGGCATAGGTATTGATCTAGCCTCAGCAAAGGTCTTTGTTCGAGATGCAATATCAGAGAAGATGTATCCTGATGAGATCTATGACGCTCTCTTTGGTACGGCTCAAACGCTAGGTGCAAAAGTTCTAGGTATTGAGGAAACTTCACTTAATGAGTTTATCAAGCAACCTATTAAAAATGAGATGTTTCGCCGTGGCTCATTCTTTGAACTTATCTGGCTAAAGGCTCGTGGAGGTATGAAAAAGGAACTCCGTGTTAAGGAGCTTGTTCCTTACTATCGAGGAGGCTATATATATCACAATGCTTCTTGTGCAACTATTAAAAAGCTTGAGCAGCAGCTTTTAATGTTTCCTCGGAGTGCTCTCTGGGATCTAATGGACTGTCTGGCTTACCTGATTGAAATGCTTGAACTAGGTGAGAGGTACTTTTCTCCAAAGAATGACCCAGAGGACATTGAGGCTGAGTATCGTGAGCTTGATTATGAGAAGCCCATCAGCAACTGGAGATATATATGAATGAAGCAGGTTTCAACTCTCGTCTGTGTAACGAACGGCACGAACGTATAGATAAACGACTAGAGCTTTTGGAGAATTCTGTGGAACGTATGAAGTTTTGGCTAGTTAGCACATTGACGGCTCTATGCCTGAACCTAATAGGGGTATTAGCTCTGTTAATAAAGTCCTTTTAAGATCGTTTAAATTTTAAACAATCTAAATTATGGCAACAAGACAGGTACGCATAGGCTCAATGGAAGATGTTCATCAGTATGATGATGCTGATTACGATGAAGCCATTGAAACTGATCAACCGATAGCTGCAGGCTCAGGGACTGACCCAGACCATGTTTTAGTCCGTGAAGATCTTGGGTCTTCAGTCTGGCCAGTAGGCTCAGTATTTCTAAGTGTTGTATCAACTAATCCAGCAACTCTACTTGGATTCGGCACTTGGACACAGATAGCTCAGGGACAATTCTTAGTTGGACAATTAGCTGCTGACCCTGATTTCGGTGCTGCAGAGGGCAGTGGAGGCAGCAAAACTCACACTCACGATGTTGATGTAGTAAATACAGTATCTAATGCGCCGAGTGGAACAAAAACAGTTGACAATAACTTAGATATTTCAACAACTGATGTGGCAGATGATGTTCACACTCACGATGTAGATCCTGCATCAGTAACTTCGGGAAACAATAGCGATTTACCACCTTACTTCGTAATCTATATTTGGAAGAGGACTGCATAATGCCTTATATAGTTCAAGGAGAGCCGTCTAGCTGGAAGGAAGATATTTATAGTAGGGAAAGTTTTGACTATGACTACCCTGATGGTCTTGACTTAAAGCCTGACTCTGACTTCCACAATAAGATAAGAAACAAAATCTGGCAGAGGGCTCAAGAGGCAAGGCATGAAATATCTAAGCGCTTTTCCTCTTGGAGAGAAGTAGACAAGACTCTTACAGTCTACATTCCTCTTAAAGATGAAGAAGAGAAACTTAAGAAAAAAGATTCCTCAAAGCCAGTTTCAATAGTGTTTCCTTATACCTACTCAATGCTGGAAGCACTGTTAACCTATCTATCAATGGCTTTCTTCCAAGATCCTATATTTCAGTATGAAGGTGTGGAAGATGATGATACAGTAGGTGCAATGCTAATGGAGCTAATTATCAGACTTCACTGTATTAAAACTAAAGTCCCTCTAAACATACATACATCACTGCGTGATTCTTTAGCATATGGAATAGGCATAGCCATTCCTGGATGGACAACTCGCTATGGTCGAAGACCTATACAAACACCTGTAGTTACTCAGTCTGACTTTGGTGAACATACCACAAGAGAAGTTCAAATGGTTGATTCTATGATCTTTGAAGGTAATGACCTGAGCAATATCGACCCTTACATGTGGCTTCCTGATCCTTCTGTGTCCAGTGTAGATATTCAAAAAGGTGAGTTTGTAGGATGGATAGATAGAGATAACTACATGAACCTGCTAGGTGAGGAAAACCAAGCCCACTCAAATCTGTTCAATGTAAGATACTTAAAGCTTAAAAAGAACAAAAGATCAACTCTATCCTTGGATCAAAGTGATCGCCAAACTCGATATGGAGGCTCTAGTGAACTAAATAGATCAATGACTAACACTGTTAATCCAGTTGATGTAATTAAGATGTATGTCAATCTAATTCCCAAAGAGTGGAAACTTGGTAGCAGTGAATATCCAGAAAAGTGGTACTTTGAGCTTGCTGCAGATGATGTAATTATAGCTTGTGAAAGAGCCAACCACAATCACGGAATGTATCCAGTTAGTGTTGCTTCACCTGAGTTTGATGGCTACTCTATTACACCGATAAGTAGGATGGAGATCTTATATGGACTACAGCATACATTAGACTTTTTGTTCAATTCGCACATAGCTAATGTTCGTAAAGCTATTAATGACATGCTAATTGTTGACCCTTATCTTGTAAATATTAGTGATTTGGAAGACCCTAGGCCAGGTAAATTAATCCGTCTTCGTCGTCCTGCTTGGGGTCGTGGGGTTGACAAGGTTGTTCAACAGTTAGCAGTACAAGACATAACTCGTGCTAACATTGCCGATTCGGCCTATATAACTCAATGGATGGATAGAGTAAGTGGCGCTGATCAGTCTATGCAAGGTGCCCTTCGTCAGGGAGGTCCTGAGCGTCTGACTCGTTCTGAATTTCAGGGTACCCGTGGTTCGGCTATCTCCCGCCTTCAGCGTATTGCAATGCTTATAGGTATGCAATATATGCAAGATATTGGGACTATGTTTGCGGTTCATACTCAACAGTATATGTCACAGAGTACTTATGTCCGTGTAGTAGGACGCTACGCAGATCAATTGAAAGCCATTTTTAATAAAGATCGGATACCAGTAACTCCCTATGATCTGGCTGTTAACTACGACTTGTTTATAAGAGATGGTTCAATACCTGGAGGTAATTTCTCTGAGGCTTGGCTTGAAATGTTTAAAGTAATAGGTTCAACACCTGAATTAATGGAGCGGCTTGACATTGTTCGTATATTTATGTATATAGCTCAGCAACTTGGAGCTAAGAATGTCGAAGACTTCAAACGAAACGTTGGCCAGGTTCAAGGTAAGGTAATGCCAGATGAGCAGGTCAATCGTGAGGTTGAGAAAGGAAATCTTATACCAGTAGGAGCTCAATGATGGAAGAGATATTAGTAAGATCCACAAGGGAGCAGTTAGAAGACATAAAAGAATCTATGTTCTGGATGGATGTTCAGGAGGAACTTAAGAGAATGAAAGATGAACTAAACAGTGAGTATGATCTCGTTGGGGAGCCTGAGATTGAGTTCAGCGGAGGAAATAAGATAAAGATCTATCCATCCACTGCCGAGACACTAATTCATCTTGGTGATATAAAAGGAAGAAAGAAAGCCATAGAGTATTTTCTAAGTCTCCCTGAAATATTCCTTAACATTTTGGAGGATAAGAAAGATGTCGCTAGACACAAGCAAACCGACTGACCAAGTAGTAGCTAGTGAGCTGCCTTCTTACATTAGAGAAAACCGTGTAGCTATTAATGAGCTTATATCTGGGATAACTGAGGTTACAAACACAGAGCTTCTTGTCTCTGCAGGTGATAATGCTTTAGTCATCGGCACTGATTTAGTTGATATAAGTATAGAAACAATCCTAATAAGCGGCCTTGGAGCATCTACCATTGAACAGATTAGAGGAGGGACTCAGGGACAGGTAAAGATATTTATCTTCCAAGGAAACAATGTTTCGTTCAAGGACGGAAGTAAATCTGATGGACAGATTTATCTAAATCAGCTCCCTGTAGGGTCTATATTTGCGGCTCAGCAAGATGATGTCATTGCACTTATCAATATAGACGGCGATGGGTCGTCTGAATATGGTTACTGGAAAGAGCTTTGGAGACAAGAGTCTGTCAAGTAAATATTTAATTTAAAACAAACTAATGGAGGTTAGCAAAATGGTTGAAACAAAGAATATACAAAGTGAGGTAGAATTAATGAATAGATCCTTCGGCGAAGGGATAGTAACTGAGGCTATTGCAACTGAGCCTCCTGGAACTGATGCACCGGGAACTAACGCTCCGGTTTCGGATTCTCCACTTACTGAGGCCCCAGCTACTGGATCTCCTAGCACTGAGTCTCCCTCAACACAGGCTCCGTCCACAGAGTCTCCATCTACAAATGCGCCGGCAACTGATGCTCCTGATGAGAAGGATAAAATCATTGAAGAACTTCGTGCAAAGTTAGCTGAGAAAGAATCTTTGAAAACAGATGCTCCTACGACTGAGGCTCCTCTGGCCTTAGATATACAAGATTTTGTTGGTGATCTTGACATTGAAGATGTGATGAATGACCCTGCAGAGTTCAACAAACTACTAAACAAGATCTATCAGCAAGCTGTAACCGATACTCGAAAGGTTCTTGGTGAGGGAGTTTTACGGTCTATCCCTGATATAGTGAGATCTAATATCATTACAATGGCTAATTTGCAGAAGGCTAGTGATCAGTTTTATGCAGATAATGAAGACCTCAGACCTTTCAAGAAAGTTGTAGCAGCTGTCTTTGAGGAGCTCGCTTCTGAAAATCCCGATAAGCGTTTTGATGTTATAATGAAAGATGTAGCCCCTGAAGTTCGTAAACGTCTCGAACTTCATAAACAAGCTACTAAGAAAGATGTAGGTGATGGAAATAAACCTCCCAGGCTGCCTCGTAAGAAAGGTAGATCTGGAAGAAATCAAGATAAACCTAACCCTAGTCCTCTTCTCAATGAACTTGAGCAGATGAACAAAACATTAAGGAGGTAACTAAATTATGAGCCTTGAGCAAAATAACGAACAACATTATAGGGAAGTGGTTGATAAGTATGTCAACCCAGTAGATGATTACCAAATGACTACTCGAGACTATGTTGTAAGACCAGGCGCAGATGGTGATAGTGGGCCGATTGTCTTGACCTTGCCTCCTGTCGCTGAAGCCAAGGGTCGATTTTACTCGATCATAGTCCGCAATGCTGATGCTTTGAATACTGTTACTGTCCAAGACAAAGATGATTCTGAGTGTTGGATAGGTGATATAGTATTTGATGGCAAATGTGACCGAGGTCTGTTCTACAGTGATGGTCTTGCCTGGTTTCCTCTGTTGAGTCCTGGTGAATGGCCTGGAGTTAGTACTACTGCTCCTCCTGGAACGACTGTAGCTCCTACGACTGTACCTCAATAATAACAAATAGATCGTTTAATTTTTAAACGATCTTAACCAGTATGGAGGTAATAACTATGTTTTTAGGTATGCGTGGAAACGGTGATTGGGTCGCTGATCAGCGTCCTATGAACTGGAGACAACAAATTCTTTATTTATATCCTAATGGAATGGCTCCGTTAACAGCTATTCTGTCTATGCTTGGGTCTGAATCTGTGGACGATCCTCAATTCCATTGGTGGACTCAGGAACAAACCGCTGTTGGAGGTGATGTAGCTGGTGTCTACACCCTCCCTGACTTAAGTGCTGCTTACGCCAGTGGTGGAGTGGCTGGGGATGTAGTCTATGTTCAAGTCACTACTACCCTCGCTAATCGTATCCGTGAGGGGCATCAAATCTTACTTCGTGACTCTTCAGACTATCGAGTTGATGTAGTAGGTAAGATAACCGGTGTAACTAGGGGTACTACTAACTCTGTCCTTGCAGTACGTCTGCTTGAAAACGATGACAACTCACCTACCCATGATCTCAGTGATTGTGATACTTTCAAGATCATCGGTAATATCAATCCTGAGGGAGGTGAGATGCCAGATGCAATTGCTCTTAATCCGACGAAGGTTTATAACTATACTCAGATTTTTCGTACACCTTTGTCTATCACTAGGACTGCTCGAAAGACTCGCTTACGCACTGGTGATCAATACCAGAAAGCAAAGGCTGAAGCCTTAGAAATGCATTCCTGGGAGATGGAGCTTGCATTCCTCTGGGGAATCCGCACTGAGAATATAGGCGACAACGGAAAACCTGAACGTACTACTATGGGTGTGATTAACTTCATCCGTCAGTATGCAAGTGCAAACTGCGACGACTATACACTTAATGCTTCTTACAGCGGTCAGACTTGGACTGCTGGAGGTGAGACCTGGTTCAAGAATATGCTTGAGCAGATTTTTCGCTATGGGGCAGATGAAAAACTTTGCCTATGCGGCTCAGGCTTCTTACTTGGTATCGACGCCCTTGCAATGGCAGGCGGTCAGCTTAATCTTCAGCCTGCTCAAAAAACCTATGGGATGCAGATTCGTTCCTGGCTAACTCCCTTTGGGACTATCCATATGAAAACTCATCCTCTTTTTAGTTATGATGCAACTACTCGTAACATGGGCATTATCATTGAGCCAAAGGAGATGACTTACAAATACATAGATGATACACAATTCTATGGTGAGTCAACTGCAAAGAAACATCCTGAAGGTTATGGGCAGCGTCGAGTCGATGGTACTAATGAGGAGTACCTTACTGAGTGTGGGCTTGAGTTCGGGCTCCCTCAGAAATGTGCAGTGCTTAATGGAGTTGGTCTGGATAATAATCTTAGCTAACCTCCACTCGGGCCAACAGCAGGCTGGGCGTTGTGCCCAGCTTGCTTTTCAACAAACTTTTAATACGGTACTAAAATGAATCTGTTACAGCTCCGTCAGAAGTTTCGTGAACTTAGTGGACTCTTTGATCTTGTAAACGAAGATGGAAGCGATAATGGTGCTGACTTCTTTATCAATGAAGGAAGGAAGTTCCTTGACCGTCTTGACGAGACACAGAAATCCTGGGCTTCATGCTTTCGATTTGTTGAAGTAGGACGGTTCAGTGCGGTCTTCCCTCATTGTAGAGCTGTCAAGGAAGTTTGGGCAGCTGATACAACCAATGGCCGATGGCAACTTGAAAAGAAAAGTCTTCAAGACTTAATGGAAGGATATTTAACTGGTCTTCCAAGCTCTCGCAGTGAAGGAACTCCACTTTACTACTCACCTTGCATTACTCGATATATTCCAGAAGATGCAACAGTTGCTGATATTGAGGCTTTTGTAGGCTATGTTGAGATACCCTCCGGCAATGCTTATGAATATAACGCTATTCTTCTAAATGTACCTGTTCAGTATAAAACTATGCTTGACATTCGTGGACTGTATTATTCAATAGAGCTTACAAATGATGAAGACGCAAATTTCTGGTCGGAAGTTCATCCAATGCTTCTTATAATGGCAGCTATGCGTCAAGTTGAAATTGTAAATCGTAACACTCAGGGTGTTAATGACTGGACTACTGCAATCTTGACAGACATGCGTCAGCTTGGGATGGATCTTGTTGAGGAAGCCATTGCAGAAGCTGACCAAATGGAAGGATAGAAAATGGCTACTGAAGTTATGAGAGTGAGTTTTAATGAAGCTACTATTGCACTAGCAAATACTACAGTTGATGGATACATAGATGATTTCTATGCATCTATAGATACCAATCATACTATCGCTAGCATAGAATTATCTATATTGGCAGACTTAACTGTCCAAAATGCTGGACTGGATGAAGAGGTTTTTGGGTTCAGGTTTAGATGGTTTGAAGATGCTGGTGTTCTTAATACAGTAATGAAGGATATCTGGCAGGCTTTCACAGATGGCCTTACTAACATGGAAGCAGCATCATCTTATACAACAGTTCAGTCATTATCTGGGGTTGCTATTATATCTATCACATATTCATAGAATCGAGGTTAAGATGAAATCACTTATATTCCCACATAAGGCATCTACAATTCAAGATCGAGTGGCATTTATTGAGAAAGTAGTTACTCGTCTTGCACGGCGGACAAGAAAAACAGCAGCTGCCTTGATAACTCCTTACCCAATCTCTAACGCTGTTCTTGGAAGTGATGTTAGAGGATCTATCCTTCGTTATATGTTTCCTTGTGAGGGAGTTATCTCCAAAGGCTTCGTTCGTTTAGGTAAGAAACCTAAGGGAGAAATTAAACTAACAATTTCTGTGTCCAACGACTCAGGAGGTCAGTCCAAGGAATATGTAATTCTCAGTCGTTTTGCTTCTATAGACTCTAACATTGATGTGGTTTCAGGTGACTGCTTAGATATATCACTGAACATCACTGACCCTGAGGAAAAAGTAACAGAGATTTGGGTATCTTTTCTATGGAAGCCTACAGTAAGAGATGTCGAGGTTAAAAGCTATCTCATTAATGAGATTGAAGATGATATACCTGAAGACACAAACGAGTAAATGAACTGGCAAGCACTGTCAGTTGACAGGAGGGAAATATGCCTTACAAGAGAGAAGGCAAGAAGATCTTGCACAAGAAGGACGGAAAGTGGTCAGTAAAGCAGACAGCATCCAGCGTAAAGAATGCAAAGAGTGCCATGCGACTGCTCCAGGGAATTGAGCACGGTTGGAAGCCCACTGGGAAGAGACCAAAGAAGCATCATTCCGCTGTGGATGGAGATTTCCTTGAGTATAGAAAAAGAAAATTTGGAGTCCTTTAATGAGAGAATTTGAGTTACTTATCGACGAGGCACTTAAGAATGGGTTGAGTCCTGAATATGCACTCCCAACCAACTCACAGTATTTATGGAGGTGCTTAGGATTTCGCTGCGGAAGGGCAGGACTTGAGGCTTATAAAGCACTTACCAATCCTCTTCCTGCCACAATTGATATGTTTTATAACTGGCCTTTCCCACAATTCTTAACTGGCGAGAAGTATAACTTTCTAATTGTCCGAGACTCGGTTAGCCAAGAAGACAATATTTACCTCGTTAGCAATGATCATCAGACAATAACTCATATCTTCACTATTGATGCTTTAACTTTTGGTATTGGAACTTTGATGGAAGTTGCAGACTTTGGTGAGTATGCCTTTATGACTAATGGAGTCATTATGATCTACTGGGATACAACTATCAACGACTGGCATGAAGTAACTAGCAGTGCGACTATACCTATGATGCGGACTATCTGCAACTTTAAAGGTCAAGCAGTAGGAGGAAATATTGTAAGTTCCTGGCATGACTGTGATAAGACTTCCTATGTCTGGTCTAAGATTGGTGAGATGGATTTCACACCAGATAACCGAAACGAATCTGGCTATCGGCGATGCCCCTTTGGTGGAGAGGTGTATCATGTGAGACGTTTAGGTGAGAATGTGGTAGGATATTCATCTAAGGGAATTACACTTATTTTTCCAGTTCTTGACCCCGCTACCTTTGGATTTAAAGAGCTTAGTGATATAGGAGTAGTTAACAGAGGGGCTATGAACGGAAACTTCTGGAGACACATCTATGTAGGTGAAGATTATATTTTGAGAGAGGTTACTGAGGAAGGAGTTAAAGAGCTTGGTTACCAATACTACATAGAGCAGCTGAAAGGCAGTGAAGATATTATAGTTAATTATGAGCCTTCAAATAGAGATTTTTATATAGGAAATAGCTCAAAAACTTTTCTCCTGTCTCCTTACGGATTATCAGAAATCAAACAGCATCCTTCAGCTACATGGAGAAGTAATAATAGTTCTTACATGATACCTGATATAGAAGACTCTAATAGTCCCTATCTATGCACGGAGCCTTTCGATATGGGATATAAAGGAAAGAAAACTATTTTCTCAATCGAGACAGATGCAATAGAAGTAATTGATCCTGAGGCTGGAGCTGATTGGATAGTTGATCTTGAGAATTGGAACGAGGAACATTACAAGCCTATGAATAACCTGGGATTAGCCTCTATCATTATATCAAGCCATACATTCAGATTTAGACTAAGGTTCAGTGATATTTACGAAATGTCTCGAATAAGTTATATAAAGATTCGTTATAAGATGACTGACTTGCGTGGGTTGAGAGGGATTTATGCACCTCCTCCTCGTGGTCAGGGTTAGGAGGGACAATATGTTAACCAGGCTACTACCTGAACAAATATCGAAGTTCTGGGATATTATTAAGTATGCTATAGAATGTTCTTTACCTCCTACTGCGGGAGAGCACCCTGACAAGATGAACCGCATTCTATCTGCTGCTCTTAGTGGTAAAATTGAGGTCTGGGCTTCCTATACCAAGGGAGAGGAAGGTAATAAGTTTGAAGGTATAATGGTGACAAGAATTCTCTACGATGATGCAAGTAATACAAAAAATCTATTGATTTATTGCTTGTATGGGTATGGTAGAATAGATAGATCAAGCTGGTCTCATGGGTTAAAGATAATCGCCAAATATGCAAAATCAAAAAACTGCGCACGAATAATAGCTTATACTAACTCTCCGTATATTGTAGAATTGGTTAGACGGTTAGGAGGGGAAGCTAATTACACATTTATCTCTTTTGATATTGATAAGATTGTTCAAAATTTAAACTATCTTAATGGATAATAAAATGAAGATATTTACTAAGTGTGTCATAGATATGAAGACTCTTCAGGTTGTTGATGGAGAGCTGTATGAATACTTTGGTCCAGTAACTGAATGTAAAGGGGGAGGCGGTGGAGGATCTGGTAGAGTTGACTATCCAGACTATATGAAGACTGTCCATGGTAACTGGTTGGACAACTCAGGGCTTGATATACTAAGCGTATCTGTAACAGGTATTATGGATGCAGCTATTGGTGGGTCTCCTTGGACAGCTCAAAGTGCATATGACCCTAGTACAGATATTACTGACTATGAATCAGCGATTGCGGACTTAAAAACTCTTCTCGCAGGTATTACTGACACAAGTAGCTGGAATGATCTATTTGTTCAAGCTGCGATGTCAATAGGTAGTTTAACAAATCTCACAGTAAGTGATGCATCTGTGCTTGACAAGTCTGTTGGAGATGCAGGCGCAGTAGGTGATATATCAGTAAGTGATGTATCTGTGCTTGATAAATCTGTAGGAGATGCAGATGTAGTAAGTGACGCTGATGAGATTACTGATGCAGAAATAATTCTTGATGTAGATGCATTTGCTGATCAATTAGATGATGAAATTGTTTCTAAAGTCCTTCCCAGATTTGAAGGTGGAATGAGAAATATTAACTCTGTAATGTCCAGCGCTTTTGCTGTTGGAAGATCAATTATTGAAGGCTTCAGAGATCGTGAGGTTGCTAAACACAATTCTGGACTTCGTGTCAATGCTGCATTAAAAAATGCTGATGTAGACATGGCTAATATGCAAAAAAATGCACAAATTAGCATATCCAATATGCAGAAAAACTTAGATATAAGTAAAGCTAATTTATCTAAGGACTTAGGTATTAACACTGCTAATCTAGACAAAAGTGTGCAAATTAGTATAGCTAATATGCAGAAAAATTTAGACATAAGCAAAGCCAACTTATCTAAGGAATTAGACATTAGCACTGCTAATTTAAATAAAGAGGTACAAATCAGTATAGCTAACTTAAAAAAAGATATTCAAGTTGGAGATATAAATAAGAGATTAGAACTCGAATACATAAGGAGTTATTTGGAAGGCTCTGATCAAATGCTTCGTCTTATGTTACAAAGAATTTCTTTCAATGATGCTTATGCAAGACTCGTGGTTGAAGGAAAGAGGATTAAAATTGTAGCTAAAAAGGAACAGATGGAAATTGATGCGAAAATAGATGAAAACGATGCACTTTGGGATCTTGAAGTATTTCAATATGGATCTAACGTGCTTGCTTCTATTGGTAGTGGAGTGGCTAATCCAGGTGCCAGAGGACCCTCAACGGTGCAGTCTGCAATAGGAGGCGCATTGAGTGGTGCTGCTGCTGGGGCAATGATAGCTGATACCAAAGCTGGTTCGTTTCTAGGCCCTTGGGGAATGGCAGCTGGAGCAGCCCTTGGTCTTGCAAGCGCTTTTTTATAGGAGGTAACAATGACTAACGGACTAAGTAATCTTTTTCAGAACAAATTATTCCTACAGTATTTAGCTGGTGCTGGTCAGGATATAGCATCTGGTGAAGCAATAGGTACTAATGTAAATGCTATTACACAGAAGGCCATCGCAGCGCAAAACTACCCTAAGCAGCAGGCTTACTATCTCAAACTCCTTAGCGAAATGCTGAGAGGTAAAGTCCCTGAAGGTGGAAAGGTAGTCACTGACAGTAAGGGAGTTAAAATAGATGTCCCTGCCTCTGCCCTAAATCAGGTCATGCAAGGGACACAACCAGGAGGGGTTTGGGAAGGGCTAGCTCCTCCACTTGGGGCTGAGAAAGCTGTTGAGAATATTCAGAGTCAGCAGGAGGTATCGGCTATAAACCCTTTTCGGTTGGCCAGTCGGACTTAACAGCTGCAGATCTGGCTGGTCTAAGCCCTGAGGATATTTCGAGAGCACTGCGAGATGCTCTTGATATTAAGCAGCTGGAACAGCAGAGGCTTAGAGACTTAACAAGTGATCTTTATATGAGGGCTCAGATAGAGAAAATGACTGCTCCTAGCCCTCTCGATGAGCCCTTTATTGGAGGGTATACTGTTAGACAGTTTCAGTCTCTAACACCAGACATAAAGGAGTATGCGCTTGCTAAGGAACAGGCTAAGAGATTAGGTGATACAGAGTTTATGACTCTCAAAGAGTGGAAGAACCTTGATAAAACAGAGAGAATGAAGTTTATTGAGGAGCTCATAACACATCCTGATCCTGAAGTTAGAAAATTGGCTAAAGAAATATATGGGCCTACGAGAATCAGCATCGGGGAAAAGGCTGAGACTGCTGGAGCTATAGCTAAGGTCACAGCTGAAACAAAGAGGAAAGCTGAAGTCCTCGATCCTGGGTACTGGAGAAGTATCGAGAAAGGCCTGCGTGACTCTATGGGAAAAGCTGCGTGGAGCAACCTTCCCAAAGCCAAAGAGTACATGAAGCGCAATCCTCAGCTTAGTGCATCTGAAGCACGTAGGAAGGCCCAGCAGATAGCTGTCCTTGAAGAGTGGGACAGAGAGATTAGGAAATATGTGCCTGAAGCTAAGTTTGAATATGATAAAGAGCCTCCTGGCTGGTATGTTGAAGATGAACTTATAGTGGAGAGTCCCTACAAATGAGTATATTTGAAGACTTTTTAGGAGTAGAACCTAAAGATACTAAGGAACTGAGTCCATTTGAGAAATTTTTAGATGTTGATGAGTCAATGCCTGCAACTGAAGTTCCAACAGTTAAGCCATCATCCGGCCCCAGACCAGATCTTGCTTTTGGGTTAGCTCCATTTGTTTCACCTGAGACAGCGGCTCTTATGGGGGTATATAAAGGTGGAAATATATCAGATATTGCTCCTTATATTCAACTGAAAAGACCTCCAGGGATTTATGCAGAAGACCCTGACCAAACTCTATGGGAGAAATTTAGAAGTTGGTTTCACGACCCTGATGTAGGCAAAGATAGGGCAGCCAATATAGTTGCTATGTCTGAGCTGACAGGCTTACAGCCTATGGAAGTCCTTAGACATTATGATGAATTGTCGAGTGTATTTTTTCCAGCTAGGATTCCCGGGTCTAAAGAGATGGCTGTGAAGGCGCTTCACCTTGGTATGACTGGGGCTATAGCTAAAGGTATGCTAACTCATCCAGTCATTACCGCAACAGCTGTAGCTGCTTTCATGGGAGCTGATGAAGCTATTAATGCTTTTGTATCGTGGCGTAAGAAAGAGCCATATCTGTTTCAGGCGGGGAAAGGAGTTTCTGATCTACTGGAGGCCGAAGGTTTTTCCAGAGATGCTATAAATGTATTAGAGTTCATAGTCGAAGCTGTAGCTGCAGGTGGGACTACAGAGGTTGGTAGAGGGATTGTTGGTGCTTTATTGCGGGGAGCTAAAGATAAATACTCTAAAATAAATATCATCAACAGAATAGCTAAGAAAGCTAAAGCTGAAAAAGTATCACCTGACAAAGCTGCTTCTGACATAGCTAAGGAGGCTGATATACCTAAGGAGGTAATTGAAAGAGCTCAGGAGAAAGTTGAAGAAGTTAAGAGTATTCAAGCAGAGCTGTCCAGAAAAGAGGCCGAGGCTAAAATTGATAAACTTGGAGATGAACTGATTAAGGAAGAACTACTACGCCAAGCTGAGGGAATTGCCAGAGAAAAGATGTTTGAGAAGTCTAAGAGGGCATTTGATAGGGAAGCCAAGAAGGCTGAGAAGGCTAGACAGAAGCTGGTTAAGGAAGGCGAGAAAATCACAGCTGCTAAAGAGGTTAAGAAAGAGGATAAGATTGTTAAGGAGGAATTTGAAGAGCCTGCAGTGATTGAGGACTTAGATACCATTAAACAACTTGAGAATCGCTATGAAAAAGATATAGACAAAATATCTGATAAAGAGATAGAGAATTTCTTTATAGAGCAAAAAAAAGAAACTAAAATAGATTGGTTCGGAGAAGAAAAGCCGGAGCAGGTTACTGAGGTCGACCGCTTGACAGGAGTTGAAGTTCCCGGGCTTAAAGATGAGAAAAGTCCTTTCTTTCAAGACAAAGAAAAAGCTGAGACTTTCGGTAAGATGTTTGCAGGGCGTGAGTTATCAGTAAGGGAAAATATCGAAGTGCTTACACAAAAACTCATTAACGATGTTAATAGATGGTATCATGGAGATGAGACAGTTGATATAACGGAGACTAGAAATACACTGAGTAATTTGGCAGCTGAGGCAGATAAATTTGATAGAGAGTTTATATCAAGAAGTGACCACAACATATGGAAAGAGACTGTAAGTGAGGCAGCTGCCTGGGCTAGGAATTTAGATCGTTCAAAAATTGAACAGCCTACAGAATATATAGAAGCCTACCATGGATCGAAGAGCCAATTTGATACCTTTGACATTGACAGGATAGGTACAGGTGAGGGCGGGGCTGAAGCAGGAATAGGAATCAATTTGATTTCCTCAAAAGAACGTGCTAGTGAATATGCAGAGACCGCTAGTGGTGGGCTGGTGAAAGTTCAAGTTGGTGAGGATGTGTTTCCAGTAATCCTTGGTACTCTGGAATCTAATAAAGATCTGGTAGCCAAGTTGAAGTTGCTAGAAGATCCTAAAGAAATACCTGGGTCTTTCTTATATAAAATTAGAGTAAAAAACGTGGGGATAGTTGATTGGAATGATAAAGTACCTAGTAAAGTGTTGGACAAGTTTGGTATACATGCTAGTAACTATGGTGACTTGGTCCTTAAAATGCGAGATAGGTATGGTGCGCAAAGTAGAAAGATGCTTGCAGACGAAGGTATAAATGGTATTAAATATGAGGATGCTACTTTCGAGGACGCTCCTGAGGCGTATACTATATTTAACCCAGACATATTAGAGATAGTGAAGATAGATCCTATATATAGACTGGGTATAGGGAGAGTGAAGGAGCTGGGAGATCGTTCAAAAATTGAACGAACTGTGCCCGAAGAATACCTATTGCCTAAAGGAGAAAGAAGAAAAGTAGTCAACATATCAGAAATGTCAGCTAAAAAGTTCGCTGAAAAATATCCACTCGTAAATTTAGAATCGCCTCAAGATGTTCTTGATAGGGGAGGAATGGTAGCTATATGGGATCCTTCTAGGCCTGATATTCCTATGAAGCTTATAGAGTCTCCTGAGACTAGAAGAGGTAGGATAAAATTAGTTGAGACAACCGAAAAAAGTCTCGAGGACAAACGTAGGACCAAGAAACCTAAAGGAGGCGGACCTGAGGGAGGTACGGAATTATACACAGGAATCCCTATAGACAAAGCAGCTAAGGATATCTTAAAGGGTGCTAAGGAATTTAAAGAGTCTTTTGAAAAAATTTTAAAGGCAAAGGATTTTAAATGGTCTTATTTACCAAAGAGAATCAGAGAAGAATTTACATCTGCCATTATTGAGAAGAGGGGTAACCTTTCCAGGGAAGTTCTTAAACATCTCAAAGATGACGGATTTGAAATAGTTCACAAGATGTATCTTGCATCTGGGGCTCCTGGCAGATCGAAGACTCATTTTTCGCAGTTAGAGAAAGAAGTATTTTCTGGGCTTAGTAAGGAAAGGAAGAAAACACTATTTGCTATTATTGATGCAAAGAGAATGCTGGATATAGGGGGATACAAGACTGTTAAGCAGTATAAGTTTCCGAAGGGAAGAGACCCTATCAATGCCGTGAAATTCCTTGAGACTCTTAAGAAAACCTATAACCTTACAGATAAAGAAGTAGCTGATCTAAATAGAAAGGCCAAGAACTATGGAGAGCACATTAAGATAGTTATTGATAAAGCCAGGGAGTCGGGGCTATTTGGTGATAGAGAAGCTGTTGACTTAAAGTCTCATTTCTGGAGGAAGATTCGACAGTTGGAAGAGTATGACCCAAAGATGGAAGTCACTATAGGTAATAGGAAATTTGAGGTCAGGGAGTCAGGTGTTAGGAGATTAGGTGAGGGAGAGGCTGATAGAATAATAGAGGGTGACGCTGAGCTACTGGCCCTTGAGTTCTTTAATAGAATGTATGGAAGAATTATGAACAACAACGCCCTTAGAACCTGGTTGGAAGTGGCGGAAGAAAGACCAGATAATCCACTTGTATGGACTATGCCTGAAAGAAAGCTTATTCCAGAGATTAGGAGTGGAATACTGGAGCATATAGAAAGTAGGAAGAAGGCACTAGAGCTTACTGAGAAAGATTTCAAGAATAGGCTAATAAAAAAGTTCGACGCTCAATCCTTGGAAGAGTTATCCGATACTGAGTTAGTCAAGTTTAGTAGATCTCTTGGAGGTAAGAGAGTTAAGGTTAGATATCTTGAAACTGACTACCCAAAGAAACCAAAGGGGTATGTTAGATTCAGTGCTTGGGTAGGAGGGACTGGAAAGGCTAAGACGAAGTCTATATATTTACATCCTGAAATAGCTAAAGATATGGTCACTGGCAAAAGTAAAGACCTTACGTATAGGGCTGCCAGAGCTGCTAGTTACGCACTTCTTACTCCAGTATTAAGATTTATGGCCACTGGCGCTGCACCTGTTTGGTCAACTATTGTTAACTTTCCTATTGATGTACTTACAGCTTGGGGCTCGGCAAGGTATTATGAAGGAGGTAAGTGGCATAGGTTATATAGCAGTCACTTTCCAATATTCTCACTGCAAATAGGAAAGGACTTAGTTAAGGTTGCAAAGGATGCCCACACCAGAGGCCCTCTATACAAAGCCTTAGCTGAGCATGGAGCGTTGTTAAGTTTCTTAGCACAGCAGGCTAGAATAGTTGCACCTGGAGAAAGAGTACCTACAAAGTTAAGTAAGTTTGGTGATCTATGGACTAGGCACTCTGAAAATATGGAGATGTGGACTAGAGAGGCTGTAGCTAATAGAGTTATTGAAAGAATGGCCAGGGAGAAGGGAATTACTCGTAAGCAGGCCATGAAGGATAAAGAGATAATGGATAGAGCTGCCTTTGCAGCCAGAGATTACATAGACTTCAATCAAGGAGGCTGGTTAATTAAAGCTATCGACCAGGCCCTTCCTTACACTAATGCTGGTGTTCAAGCTGGTAGAGTATTCTGGAGACAAGCTAAAGATGACCCAGCTGGGTTTGCCTATAGGATGTTTCAAGTTGGAACATTAGCTACTCTAACAACTGCTCTTGGATGGACTTTTAATAAAGAAACTCAGTCAGAAATTCCTCTTTATGCAAGAGCTAGAAACAAAACTTTCGCACTACCTGACTCATTTAGATTTACAGACTTAGATGGTGCTGAAAGAGGTTTGTTTGTCAAGATACCATTGCCTCGTGAGATAGCCATGTTCAATATCTTCTTTGAAACATTAACTGATCAATATCTTTATAGTTCAGGGGTCATCAAGCATGAGCCTGAATATGAAGCTGTGTTTGAGGCTATGAAAGCTGGGATGCCAGTAGATCCTACATACTTACCTCCCTTGGCAGCTTTTATACAGTCTTATAGAACAGGCAAAGATATGTTCACCGGAAGACCTGCAACATCTGAAATGCTGCCCTGGCCTTATAGTAAAGCTGAATTTACTCCAGGTGAAGGATTTAAGATCTGGGAAGATATAGGTCAGAGGACTGGAGTGTCTCCTGACAGAATAAGCACAGCACTTAAGCAGATATTTACGGACTCTATCTGGGGTAGGATTGTAGGGACTGGATATGAGAAGTTATTCAGTGACCTTCCTGATGATATGAAGAAGGATAATCTCTTTATTACATTGTCGAAGATTCCAAGAATTAGCAGAGTGATAGGAGTAACTGTTCCTAATGCTAGGACTAGAGAAAGGGAATTTGAGATTGTTAATGAAGAAAAGTTATTGAATATGATAGATGGTCGGGCAGCTGAAGCCTGGGCTAAGTTTGCTTATTGGAGAGGCTCAAAAGAAGCCTTGGAGGAATTAGAAAAGATAAAAGAAAGGGCTATAGAAAGAGACTATCATGCTTGGGAAAGAGTTAATGATAAGATAGAGATTATTAAGAATTCCGCTGACTTACCTGATAGAAAAGATTGGCTGAAGCTGGCTAAAAAACCTCCAGAAGCAAGAGCAAAGATTTTAGCTCTTAGATACAACAAGGCTGACAAAGAGGGAAAGCAGAAAATCTGGGATGGGTTGTCAGCTATGGAAGGCATAGGAGGATTGGTTACTGAAAGATTTATGACTGAGTTTAGTAATCTCATTGAGGATTAACTTTCATTTCATTAAGATCGTTTAAAAATTAAACAATCTCATTTCCTTTCTCCTCTATCAATTATATGAATAATTGTATCTTCTCCTGGTCTCCTTATAACCTTAATATATTTAGAAGCTTCAAGTGTTGTTAGAACTCTGTCCATAGAAAACTTATCCATATTTCCCTCAAAGTATCTTGCGAATTGCCACAATGGAATGTCTGGAGTTGAAGAGTTTTCGATAAAAACTATTGCATCATTTATTAGTTCTGATATATCACTTCTTCCTATTCCTCTAAAAACAAGCCCCATTTTGACTTCAGCTTCAGCCAAGAGAGTAGAAGCTCTGTCAAAATCATCTTTTGTTAAAATCATTTCGTTGTTTCTACTTGCACTACATACCATTGCTAAAGATATCAGATGATTTCTTCGCCTTCCGCAGTATCCATCAAAGTTCTTGTCATAAAAAGGAGGGTTCATATCTGCCTCATGACACCAGGCATAGTAAGCTCCCATGAAGTCTTCTGTAAGTCCAAATCCTCCACTCATTGAAGTTATCTGTTCAAGATCGTAAATTAGTGCTTGTTGAAGGTCTATCATCTTCTGTGTAAGAGGAGGAAAGACAACCAGTTTGTTTCTCTTCTCCTCGAATATAAAGATTATACGTGAGGTGAGGCCTCCTCCAATGGCTTCAATAGGTAAGGAGCTACGAATATTGTCAGGAGTAGTACCCGCAAGGAGATTGACCCATACACCTATAATTTCCTCCCTGTCTCTTTTAATAGTATCATAAGTCCATCTTTCATGGCAGTCATACCAATCACAGAGGGCAGCTATTAGCTCTTGATTATGGTAGCCTAAGAATACAGTGAATTCATTGGAGAAGACTGTCATCGAAGAATGGTACTGCTGTTTGCCAGTAGCCATATCAACGTCGGTTAGATTAATCTCCTTCATTCGTCTGATAAGAGCTTGAAGGGAAGTGGCCTGAGCACTTAAGCGGATAGTTGGTACCTGCTTGATTATGTCCGAAGCATACTTCATAGCAGTGCCCTTGCCAGTTGCAGACGGGCCTACTAAGACAATGTAAAAGTTAGGATAGAAGGTTAGGGATATACCTAAATCAACATGCACCTTCCGTTGTAAGGCCGAAGCAACAGTTGAGATAGCAGTCCATTTACGAAATAGAATAGGGGGTTCAGACTCTTCAGTAAGTAGCATAAAAGCATCAATCCAGTCCGGAAGGGCTCTATCATTAGACATAGTTTATACATTCCTTTTTTCCTATTAGTTTTTATTATCTTTGTTAAGCTTATTGTAAGTGTTCTTCAGCACATCAGCAAGTCGTTCAGTACTGTCTGGAACATCTTTGCTTTTAAATTCAATCATCAAATCCTTACACATACACTTACCGATAGCTAGATCACAAGGAGTATTGATTTCAGTCTTGTGCCATATAAGGGGAGTTTCCAGAGATTTTTTAATCAGGAGAAGTATCTTAGCATGCTCCTCCCAGGGAACTGATAGAGGGATCTGAAACACTACTGAGTCATGAATTTGGGCAAGGAGTTCAACTGGCCTAAAGAGATCTTGGTTATAATAGATATACTCAACTCCCTGTTCATTAATCTTATCAGCACAAGTACTTTGAGCAAAATGAGCATATGCCTCACGATAAGTTGCTTCACAGGCACTCTTCGGGACATTAGGATAGGAAGGAATAATAGGGCCAAGAAACAATCTTCGGCGGCCAAAAAGGTTTGTAACAACTCTATCCTTTTTAAGCATACTTTGAATGGTTAGTTGATATCCTCCTCTAATCTGTGGGTAGCCTTTGTGAACCTTTTCCAAAATAAACTTTGCTTCACTCTCAGGCATTTCGTTTACTAAGGCAAATTTTTTATATCCTACATCATAGTTAATAGCGTGGTTTCCTTTCTTACCCCAATAGCGCTCACTTTGACGACCATCGCCGAGGGATGAAGAGCCAGCTTCAGATGATATTTTATCATAAGGCTTGTCAAATATCATTGAGGCAGTTAGACAGTGAAGGTCTACTCCTTTTCCAAATGCTCTGATTTGTGGTATAACTCCTCCAACGTAAGCAACAATTCTGTTTTCAATTTGCGATAGATCAAACGAATAGCCAATATAGCCTTCGTCGAATAAAAAGAATCTAAGTAAATCATGCGGCCAATTCTGTTGATTTCCTCCAGTTCCGAATATAGTTTCACTACTTGAGAGGCGACCTGTCTCGGCTCCCACTGGTTTGTAACTTGATCTGTATCTTCCATCTTTGTCCACCTTTCCTATATTTAAATAAGTTGATATCCGCTTGCTTAGAGATCTAATGTCGAGCATTAGTTGAGCAGCTTTGAAGCCTCTTCTGGCAATCCTCTTTAAAGCATCTACATCGGTAGTTATTACATATTGACTACTCGAGTTGCGCTTTTTGTAAGGTTTGATGTTAAGCTCTTCATAAAAGTATTTAGCAAGTTGCTTGGGAGAGTTGAAGTTAATTTCATAGCCTACTTCTTTATTAAGCTGTTCGGCCAGTTCATCAAGCTCTGCCTGCTGCTTTTCTTTGTAGTCTAACATCCCTTGCACATCAACTTTAATTCCACGCTCTGACATGTAAATAAGAGGTTTGATCAACTTACGTTGACGCTCGTAGGTCTCAGCGTTTTGCTGGTGTGCAAGAGTTTGTAGTTGTTTAGGTATTGACTCTACAGGGACAATAGCATCCATTCCATTATAGTTCCACCACTCCTCCCAAGAACCGCTCTGCATTTTCATCCACTGTTTACCGTCTTCTTTGTAGTAAGGGATATCTGTGTACATAGTAGTGACGAAATCAAGTCCGGCTTTAAAGTCTGGATAAGCAATCTTCTGAGCAATCTGTGTGCAGTGAAGAGTCCCACGAGGGAGAATGCCATATTTGTGGAAAAGGAACTGAATATCAAAAATAAAGTTGGCCCCAACCTTTGAGATAGAAGGTTCCTGAATTATTTTTGCAATAAGAAGCATGACCTCGAGTTCTTGGTCAACGGTGAAGTAGTCGCCTCGGTAATCACGAAAGGGAATACTGACTGACTCATAGTCAGACCAAGCAAGAGATATGCAGTCCACTTCGCCATTTATCACTTCAATGTCAATACCGATAGTTTGACCACGCATACCTACTTCATAGCAGTAGTTGAGGAGATCTATGGTGTGAGCAAACGTTGGTTTGATAGTGATATTTCGCTCCTTACGTCTAATTTCTGGGAACTCACTCTCATATTTAGCTCTAAGTAAGTCCTCACAGATAAGAGGTTTGTTAAGGAAATTGAACTTAGGAGGAATGAATGTGGCAGGGTGAAAGGTGGGAATTACTTTAAGCTCAGGAACGATTGTAGACTCAATGACACTGCCTCTCCACTTTGTAATTCCTACTCTGTTGGTTAGCGCCAATAAAGCAATGTTGCCAAAGGCTATAATTGCATTTAGGTTGAGTTGCTTAAGTTCATCTGCAAGTTCTTGAATATATTGGTGGCCTTCTGGACTGATAGTAGGTTTGCCTCGATTACCTAAATTTATATAATGTTTCAGAGGCCTGTCGAGATCTTTAATAACATTCGTTAGGTAAAGATCACGACGTAAGATCTTTGTCATTAGAAGACATTCATCAAGCCCTTGACCAGCAGGCCCTACGAAAGGTCTAGGAGGGCGGGCGTGGACTTCTTGAAATCCAGGTTGCTCGCCACAGCCTGCAAGTTTAGCACTGAGATTTCCGGACGGAGGAACGTACATCCTACGCATAATAGATCTCCTTACATGGTTGTGTTTAGCTCTTCATATTCTACTAACGCTCATTTGGCTTATCTGTTTTTCTCTTCATTATATATCTTCACTAAAAAACTATCCTTATGAGATTTACCTAACTCAAACCCAACAGCACTCATTCCAAGTTCATGAGCAGCAATGAGACCGTTGCCTGAACCAAGGAAAGGAATAAGAACACGAGAACCTGGGAAAGCAAAGGTGTCATATATCTCTTTCATCAGCTCAACGGGACGCTCAGTTGGATGAGTCTTCTGATTTGCAGGGACAGGTGAGAATCTAAACTCATTTCCTCTTCCAGCTTTATTAAGTGCTGGACGCCCCTTCCATGCATAGAAAAACATCTCGTAGGAGTTAGCTAGCCTAATTGAAGGATTCATGTTCTGGCCTGGTGAGCCTTTTGTCCATATTCCACACATTCGAGTCGTTGAGAAGCCTGCTTTGAATATTAGATTGTAGACAGTTTCAAACCAAGGCTCAGGAGCAAACCAGCATATGAGCCATGAGTGGTCAGTCATAGTGCGATAACATTCTTGGAATAATCTTAAGAGAAAGTCTGGGTAGATATCTTTGTCTATCTCATTGTAATCATCAAGCTGATATTGAGACTCTCCATCCTTCTTTTTTTGTTTCACTAGGTCAATGGCATAGGGAGGGTCTATTTCAACTAAGTGCATTACTCTGTCAGGGATTTCCTTCACGCCTTCAAAGAAATCCTTGAGAATGAAGCACTTTGACAGTTGAGTAAGGACACTGCTGGACTTTTGAGATTCGAGTTTCTGTGCGATAGTCTGCTTAATAAGTGCTTCATCAACTTTCTTCAGCACCTTAGATGCATCAAAGGCAGTTTTGCAGCTCTTAAATAGTTCAGGAAAAGCTTCACGAGCCTCAGCCCGACGGATAGATTGAGATACAGATGCCTTGGATAGCCCTCCTATTAACTCTCCAGTGTCTTGAACAGACCATCCTTCTTGATTAGGTCCTGGAGCTTTGACTCCGTGAAGGGCCTGTTGCATCTGATGAATCTCAAGAGTTAGTTTATCTAATTCCCAGAACTCCATGTCCTTGCGAAAGAAGTTCTCAGATTTCTCAATGATCTTCATCTCGAGATCTGAGATATCTTTCTCGTAAATTCGGACAGGGATTTCTTTGACTTTGTTTTTCTTCAAGACGCTAAACCTTCGTTCACCTGCAAGAAGTGTGTAGGTTTTGTCTTTGTTATCCTTGACTGCAAGAGGCGAGATTAATCCAGCCTCTTTTATGTTAGCTTCAAGGCCATTCAGGTCGCCCATTTCCTGGCGAGCACGCTCGTTGATGATTATAGATTCCAAAGGAACCATTCCTACCTTTCCAACTTCAATCATTTGTTAGTTACCTCCTAAAATCTTAAGTATTTCAGCAGCCATATCAGCATTAATGTTAGTAATCTTTTCCACGCTGGGTTTTTTTGCCTTGCTCACCTTACTAACTTTCTTCATAGGTATACGGCGAGATAGACGAATCTGACGGAGAAGTTCTATTGCTTCATCAGTGTCCATCTCAGTTATTGAACGGTGGTTGAGGTCACTGAGGTCACTCATTTTTTATTCTCCTCTACTTTTTTCATTGAAGGAATTATATCACGAGGCTTAATCTTTCCGCTCATTATTACTCCTATAGCTACACCTCCATATTCTTCAATGAGGTCAAGAACATCGTCTAGGATTTGACCGAAAATAGCCTTACGCAGACCGTAGACGGATAAGAGATTATCAGCACGGAACTTTTGATCTTCTGTAATCTCAAAGCTAAATCTAGGTTTATAATCACTATCATCAAATGTCATAGTGTTACCTCCTTTGTTAGATAGTTTAAAATTTAAACGATCTTTATCGCCAAGAAGTCTTAGGCATAATTACTTCTTTTCTGACTCTGTCTTTATAGGGAGACAGCTTACGAAGTAACAGTGCTACCTCATTTTGAATGTTAGTACTTGGAACATATCCAAGGTCAAACAGCTTTTGGTGAGTAGGGTTGTAGTAATGATCTTCAAGCTCCTTACGAGGATTAGCGATGTGGACAATAGATACATTAAATCCGATGAGCCCAGCTTCTCTCTGTACTATTCGAGCTAGATCATTGATTGAGTATTTATCTTCAAACTGATTAAAAGTTCGGTACTCACCCTCTTCTGGAGGGTTTTTGATAGCCAGAGTCAGACAGGAAATGGAGTCGTTCAGAGTTAGAAAACCTCTTGTTTGCTCTCCCTCTCCATAGACAGTTATGTGATGATTGGAGATAGCCTGGGCACAGAAACGATTAATGGCTGTGCCGAAGTATTCATCGTAGTCGAAGCGAGTTAATTCCTCTATTCCATAATTAGTGAATTTGTAAGGTAGGCCATATACTACTCCTTGCATAATGTCTGTAGAGCGTAGTCCCCAGTTACGACAGGCAAATTCAATGTTGTGAGTGTCGTGAACCTTTGAAAGGTGATAAAAAGATCCTGCAGTCCGGGGGAAGAGAAGTCCTTTCATAGGGCATTCATAGAATGCTTCATCAAATTTGTCCGGTGGCCACTTAGACTTATCTTTTACATACTGATATCTGTAGTTGCCTATGCAATCTTTTGGAATTCTTCCCTCAGGAATATCACAATTAGGCGTTCCATACTCTCCCATAGTGCCTAATTTAACTAAGTGTGCTTCAGGACAAACCTCTTTCATTGCCCAGAGTAAATGCAAAGTACCTACTACATTTTCATACTGAGTAATTCCAGCATGACTTGCAGATCTCATTGACCAAGGAGCAGAAGGCATCTCTGCAAGGTGAATTATTGCATTAGGCTTAAACTCTCTAAGGCTACCCTTGATAAGTCCGGAGACGTCAACTCCAAGGGTGATACATATTTGGTCAACAAAGTTCTTGTATGTATATCTCAAGTATTGTTTTCTTTCTGTAGGAGAAAGAATAGGAGTCAGAGAGTCACTGTTTATATTATAGACTCTCTCCCTACGTGATAAGTCATCTACTCCAAGCACCTCATAACCTTCTTTGAGAAGGTGAATAGTCAATGGATAGCCTATATAGCCATCGCTTCCTAATATCAGTATCTTCACTTCTTAAACTCCCTAATTTTTATATTAGAATTATTAATAAGAAACTTTGTATACTTGTCATATACAGCTGCTTTGTCAACAACTATTTCACTAATACCTGCATTTATCAGTGTTCCAAAGCACTTCTGACACGGTATTACAGAGTTTATGTATAAGGTAGTTCCAACTGTGGAAGCTCCTATTCTAGCCGCATTACTTACTGCATTTTCTTCTGCGTGTTGAGCAGGGCAGAGTTCCATGTGAGTACCTGAAGGAAATCCTAAGACTTTACGAGGGCACTCTGTTTTAAATCTGTCTGCCTCAATACCTCTGTTATATTGTATAGCTGCATTGAGTAACTCGTCATCCTTTGTAAATCTCCCGTGCCCGCAATGAGGAATACCTCTAGGAGGCCCATTGTAGCCTGTGGAGACTATTGAGTGCTCTCGGACTAGAATAGATCCTATCTTGCGGGACAAGCAGGGAGATTTACTGGCGACGGTTTCGCAGATTGATCGAAAGTATTTATCCCAGTCTGACATTACTCTACTCCTATATCACGGACTAAAGCATCTAGTAAATAAGTATAGTTACGTAAGTCAATCACTTTCTCGTTCCAGACTTTAAGAGAGTACATATTAGGTTCTCTAACCATATCTGCAATCGAGATTATGTGCTTAGTAGCCATTCCCCAGAGAGCCTCGGTTGCTGACTCTTGGTTCATCTCAGAAGCTCTATAAAATTGACCAAGTCTGTCCAAGCCATCTGAATATTCTTTCTCCTTTTTAAGGAGAACTCTCTTTGAACGATTATGAGAGTTTTCTACTTCAATCATAAATTCTTGGTTAGTCATCTTTTTTCTCCTTTTTTAGTATCTGTCTTACCACCCGGAGGTGGCAGACAGATTGTTTAAAATTTGAACGATCTGATTTTGGTCTCAGCACCAGCTCCCGGCTCCTGTTCAGATTTTCTGCATAGTGTCTGAGGACGAACTTAGATTACTGGCTCCCATGCCCCACTTTGAATTGTCAAAGGCTGAGACTGTTACTTTTAGTTATCTACCAGCTATATATTTACTTACAGTATTCTGGTCTCCATACTCATCAGATTTGCGAACTCCAAGAATTACCCAACCCTCAAGGCCGACTAAGTCATCAGTCCAACTGAAGGGCCTTGAGTAGTCAAGATCGAAAGCAGCAGCAAAGTTCTTGAACTTGTTCATAGCTCGAACTGCCGCCTTTGGTTCAAGCTTGTCTCGATCTGCTAAGTCCCAGAAGAAGTCATTGAACTCTATGACCAAAGGGTCAGAAGGCACATCGAAGATAGGCTGATACCACTGAGCACCGTTCTTATCACTGACACCTTCTCTTACACTGATAATACGAGCTTTTACTTCACTACCTCGTGGCAAGGTTTTGGGCTCAGGAGCGTCGGCAATTTCTCTTTCTAAATCACTATAGTCAGTTAAAGCCATTTTGTAATCCTCCTATGTTAAGTTTTGATGTTATTAGTTAACACTATTCTCATCGAGTTTGTGATCTCCACACCAGTCAGTCTCAAATACAACAGGGTATCCACTTAAGGTTGGGGCACGCCTCCTACATCGACCTACAGGAGCTGTGTTTTTGCTGTCTTCCACTCTGACTTTTTCAACAAACCATATGCAAGTACGACAGCACATGCCTTTGCTCCTATGCTTCCAAGGATCATTATTCATTTTATCACCTCCTTTCTACAGAACATAGATATTCTCAGGTAGGTTCCTTTACGTTTAATTTTTCTCTATCACGCCAATCTAGGCCTACCTTCTTCAAAATACCTTTAATATCAGGCTCTTCAATTGCATCTAACTTACCATTAGCTTTAAGACGACTTCTTGCTATATATGTCCCAAGAGAATCAATTAACATTTTTCGTCTAGGACCGGTGCGTCCTTCTTCCCCAATCAGAACATATATCTCGTCAAATAATAGTGGTATAGTTACCACAGCCTGACCTGTTGTATAGAAGCGGTATTTAATATCTTCATGGACAGCCCCAGTTTTACTATCAATACTTATAACCTTCTTAATCTCCCTCAAATGGCCAGTTAATATAAAATCACATGGAAGACGCATTAGTTTCTTTATATAATTAGTCATATAGACTTTTTGAGGGTTGTAGTCTCGTCTATGTTGAGGAACCTCAGCTGCCCTACTCATATTTGCTAACTGATAATTCATCACTGCCTCACCAAAAGTTGTAGCACTGTCGAGGCAGTAAGTGCCAAAGTTATCAAAGTAACCTATTTGAAATCGGATGTCAGTAGCCTTCATCCACTTTGCAAATTTGTCTGGACTGAAAGGGTCATCAGCTTCCCACTGTGTATCAGCAATGATGTCACCTTTTTCGATTAAGTCTCTTAAACATTTAGTACCTCCAGGGTCAAATGAGTCTATGTGAATTGGTTTGCGAGCAGTCCTTAACATATAAGTTTTGCCAGCATTGGTTTCGCCGGTGATAAGGGCACTGAAGCGCTTTTGCAAAGGGTCTCCAACGTAATAATCCTTTACCTTTTTTAACTCGTCTTTATAATCGTAAGGCATTTACATACCTCCTTTCCATTCTAAATTCATCTTGTTAGTAGTTTCCATCTTTGAAGGATCCCAGAATTCTACTCGAAATCCAATAGGTGGCTCATGACACTGTTGTAAGGGATTTTGCCAGCTAAGGCAGTAGTCATGAAAGGGACATCCTCTGTAACTGGAGCAGCTTCCAGGATTCATAGGGAAAGCCATTAAAACAGGGTCTTCCTCTCTGCAGTGAAACAACCTGTCCATTTCTCTCTCTATATCATTAAGAATATCAACAACTGTCCATAGCCATGAGTTCATTTGATCTGGAGTTTTAAAAGCAGGGACAAGACGAAAGGATGATTGATAGCCGGCTGAGCGTGAAGATGAGCCACGCTTTAGGTATCCAAAACCTGTTCCGTAGAACTCTACACCAAGGACTTGCTCAATAGGAAACATGCAATAGAGACAGTGTGTATAAGTGCCATTTTGTATAGCGAGATGAAATTGCTCAGCCCAGTATCGTGAGTTTAGGTATTTCTCATGAGTTGTTTTATGATCCCAGGAAAATATCATCTCATCGCTTTTTCTCCTCATAATTGAGTCTAGACGGTAATGTAAGACTTTTTGTCCATCAATAGGGACAGTGCCTGAGATTTCAGTCATCTTCCTTCCATCTATCTCAACAACTTCATTTTCTATGAGATCGGACTGACGCTCCTCTGAGAGTTTTAACAAGGCATGTAGGACAGCAGTTGGGGTCTTGGGTAAGTTAACAGCGTCATCTTCTGGAGAAAATATCTTGCGGTAGTAGTCTATGAACTTATTATAAGCTCCATCGACGTCATTGTAGCCGTAGAGGAGCTGATGCTCTCTAGCACGATGCCAGGCCTCACCAAAGTAAAGATCATGGCTTGGATAATCAAGACGCCAGCCAAGGACGTGAGAGAAGAAATAGCTACGTTTGCAAGATAGCCAGTCGGTAATTTTTGAGCTGTCTTGGATAGACCACTCAGGATATTCAGTTAAAGGAAATGTCATTTATTTGCCTCCTTTCTTAGTAATTGTTGGTCTAAGGCCTCCTGCGTTAAACGGAGGATGCGCTTTGAAAATTCCCCAATCAAAGGTCTTAAATGTTCTGGATACATATGACTGTGTTTCTCAGATAAGAGAGCATCCTTTCTCCACCGCCTCAAGGTTCTTTCTGTTATTGGCATAGTTATTCACCTCCTTTTAGGGCCGAATCAAGCGGGTAGCTATTTATAAACTTAAGTTGATTTATAAGTCCCTCAATTATCTCAGTCTCTCCTTCTTCTTTTTCAGCAGCTAATATAGGAACTCTTTGACAATGGACTCCTAACATAGTATACTCAGTCAAACCGTCAGGAGTGGAAGTATCATGTTCCTCAAAAGCAATACCTTTTTCAGTAAGAATTCTTTTAATATGCTTGCAATCCTTGCATGTAGGACTGGTGAATAGTTTTATGACCATTATTTTCCTCCTTTCTTCATTACAATTCTTAAAAGATTCTACATAAATAATAAAAATTAATAGCTGCAATCAGCAGTGAGATAGCAGAAATATATAAGTAGTGTTTTTGAAGTCTTTCATTTTTACTTTTCATAGTCTTTCTCCTTATAAGTAAACAGTCGACATCTTTTTCCATCTCTAATAAAAATCCATTCTCCAGTCTCATCTTGTTCAGCAAATAGTATTCCATGATACCTCATTGCCTCTCTTAGCTCATCTCTTGTAGGCTCCGACAGTTTCTGCATTACTTTTATTTCCTTAGCCTGTTGCCGGAGACCTATTACTACTAACTCCCATATTGATAATAGTAATAATATAGCTAGGAGGCTCATTAAGATATTTTTTATCTTATTTTTCCTATTACAAGATGTGATTTCTCTCAATATATACTCCTCCTTTAAACAATAACAAGTTTAATTTCCCATGCTTGTGAGCAAAAATAGCACAGGCAATACTATTCATTACGTTTAGGGAGCAAGGAACAATGTAGTCATAGTCACTGGAACTTTCCATCTTTTCCTTGAATATTCTAAACATATTGTTAGTTGAATAGCGGTTCATAGGTCCTTCGCTGAGGAATACTAGTTCTCCATATTTCTCAGCAGGTGAGAAGTCGTGGTTTGATTTGTTTACTATATATACATTAGGCATTGTCCAAGTCCTCAGATAACTTTCAGCTTTGTGAACTCATTGGTAGTTTCAGTCTGCCAAACGGCGTGCATATATTCGATACTATCTGCTTTATTGTCGTCAGTGAAGGAAAGTCTTCTATGATGAACAAAGCAGTATAGAGGTAGATGATCTTGCCAGAAACTAAATCTTGCTTGAGAGCCAAAGAAATTTAGTCGTAGAAGCATTACAATGTATCCTTTAGGCTTAACATCAGTAAAGGCTTTCTTTATTATAGGAAGGGCATGACTAAATGGAGGGTTAGTTATGATTAAGTCGAACTTGAAAGGGAAGTCGAATTTAAGATAGTCTGCCTTTATCTCTGCACGACTGTCTTCTCGAATGTCTAAGGTTGTTATATTCGAGGTGTAGGGAGATAGAGCTTTTGGGTAGCTCATATCGTGAAGAAGGTCTCCTCCAGCGCAAGGGTCAAGAGCTCTCATATCTGAGGACAGACCAATGATAGAATCTAATTCCCTCAAAAGATCTGAGATAATCTCTATTGGAGTTACATAGTAATCGCTAACTTGACGAATTCCGCCTCTATTTGTACTACTCATTTAGGTCCTCCTTGGTTTGCTACTCTTCAGGCCCTGGGTCTTCAGCTATATCATGAGCTGGTGTTGAGTTCTGCAATGACTTTATCTGGTTAAGAAGAGATTCCGGAGCAGCTGATTTAACGTGTTCATCTTTGCGTCTGTCTTTGAGCTCTATAGAGTTAAGCCCTTCAGCAACTGGCTGGGCACTATCAATTCCTACATGTTTAAGATCGTTCAATTTTTGAACAAACTTATCATGCTCGCCAGTAGGTATAGACAAACAAGCGTCAGCTGGAGTTAGATCTATCTCAACTGGTTCGTCGGAACACTCATGGTATTCGACTAGGTCAATAATAGTCGCATATTTAGGCATAGCTTTACGGACTATTGCTAAGCGTTTGCCACAATTAGCGCAAAATACGTGTTTCATGTCTTCCCTCCTTTCTACTATCTTTAAGAAGAAATCTATCTTTTGGTCTCATATATTTCGCCGATATACTGTAGTCGATGTCTTCTATAACTACTATCCATTGTTCTTTGAAACCAGAAGGGACAAGAACGATTCTTGCTGTGTCCTCTGGGTCACCAGATATGTCAGAAGCAGATATGACTTTCACAGTAGCTTCTTCCATGTTAGTCCCTCCACTTCTTTATTGCGACCTTGCACATTTCCCAGGGTTTAGCTTCTTTATTGAGCTCAGTTATCACACACTCAAGGTCAATTCCTATCTCAATCATACCACTGATTTCGGAGCTAAACTTCCTCGGAACGTAACCTAACATTGTCCCTTTGTGTTCAATTCTTACCGCATTAGGGTCAAATTTGTTAGCTGGTTCAGGAACAAGGTGAAGACAGTTACCTTCATTTATGTCTTCGATTACAGTATGTAACCGATGGTGTTGAACACCTGCAATGTAGAATGTGTGAGTATTTTCCATAGCTTTCCCTCCTATATTATAAAGTTTAAATCGGCCGCCCGTTGTTTGAGTTGGCTGCATGTTGTTGTTATCGTCTAATGTTTTAGGCCAGTGCCATGTTCTACTTCGATGATTTTTTACAATAAATCACTTTACATTTATCACTTTCTTTTTCTGGCATATCTGATGGTTCGCACCATTCGCATGTATATTTTATTCCCATATTCCCTCCCGCTAACATCAAAGATTTATCTGTCATAATACCTCTTTTCGTTAAACCTTTAGAAAAAAATTCAAGCATGAGCTTTCAATGCCTCTGCTAAATCAACCACTTTTTGCCAGGCTTCTTTATCAAAGTGTCGAAACTTTTCAACAACTTCGATGAGTTCTTTCATCTCATAAGAAATGTGAATCTCTGGTAGTGGTTTCAGTTCTTCAATTTTTTTCTTTATTTCATACTGTTTTTTGGTTATATTCGCATATCCCTTGTCAAGTCGTTGAAGTAGTGCGCTTTCTGCCTTTTCAACTTCGTCCTGCAAAGTAATCAATTTCGCTATCATTTCTTTTATAATGTTTACAATCCGCTCTACATCGCCGATAGCTTCGTTGGCTGACTTTATAGGAGAAAATTCAGAATTTTTTAGAAACTCACCTAAACATCCAAGGAACTTTCCAAGGTCGTATATTGACATTTCATTTTTTCCTAACAAATTCTTTATTTCTGTCTTTATTTTATTCATTTTTTATCTTTTTCTCTCTTAGTTAAGAATATTATTAATTCTACCATTCTCGATGTTTTTCACATATTGTCTCAAAACCGTTCCAGTCGTTTATCTCCCATTCCACATCATCAGGAATATCAATAATTTTAAGTACTGTTTCTCCTCTGTATTTAACACTCTTTTCCAACCCGATTTTCTCAATAGCAGCAATGAGCCTACTGTCCGCTCGATAAGCTTTTGGATTATCGGATTTAATTCCAAAATCTTCGTTATGTAAATAATAATCATGAGGTCCTCCCTCAATTCCGAGCTCGTTGAAGACAGCCTCAGACAAAGAAAAAACACCAAAAGATCTATTAACTACAATCTTCATTTCTTTTACCTCCTTCTTGTGCAAGTTATGTTTTTCTACGATAAAATCGCTTGCAAAAGTCCTCCTAACTATTATTTTATTCTATGCTTATAAACACAGGGAAGCGTGGAACTTTCTTCCCCGATGTCAAGTGCTGATATTGAACTTTCGCCATCTTTCCCTTGACACTTTGTATGTCCTTCCACAGTGTTTCACGATCTTCGTCCGAGAAACCAGACCCAACTTGAAAAGTATTTCCATCACTACCTGCGCATATGAGTGCGCCAAGCCTATCTTTTGGTACTCCCTCAATGGATACTTCCTCCTGCCATCCGATAATCTCATATAAGTCCTCCTTTTTGGGTTTGAACTTCATTAGGAATGTGCTTCGCTTACGTTCATAAGGAGCGGCAAAGTGCCTTACAATAATTCCTTCGTAGCCAAGCTCAATAAGTTTATCATATGCTCTCATTACATCTTCGAGATTCTCACATAACCAAAAAGAAGTAACTGGCAGCCAAGGACTTAGACCACGCAAAGAGTCAACTAATGTCTGACGTCTTATCTGTGGCTGCTCATTGATAATGTCGAAGATGTGAAATTGAATCTTTTTATGGTCAGGATGAATGTTAACTGTTCGAGAAGTTATTGAGACAATTTCTTCAAAACTCATCCCGTGACAATATAGTTCACCATCAAGCTCGGCTTGAAGTTGGAGTTTGCCCAGTTCTGAGTTAATATGAGGAACGCTGTAGATTATATTTTCTTCACTTGACAGCAGTAGATACTCCTCATTGTTGACAGGAACTGCTCTACATCTAACTCCATCATATTTAGGTTGAACTATGAATGGAGGTTGCCACTTTGTTAAGCGCTTCTCTTCAAAAGGCACTGCCTTCATTATACCTTTCCATCTACTCATTTTCACCTCCTCCACAGTCTATAAAATATTCAACTTCTGGCTCTTCAACGATAACTTTCTTTTCTACTTCTCGCATCTTTCCAGTTGGGATAGAGATTATCTTACATGATTTAGTAGGACTTGCCTCGACGCTGATGTAGATATAGAACATTCCAAGGCCTTGAGGACGTATGATATGTATGTTAGTCGTGTACCTAATAACGTCCTTCTCAACAACCCTTGACCATTTGCACTTGAGAGCACTGCTTATATTTGGTAGATATTTATCTTCAAGTTCTTCTATGGAGGGTGTGGAGAGGTAGAGGAAGGCTGAGGTAGGATAGATAGATCCAGATAGTGAACCTTTTACTTTTTGAAGTATCTGGATGGTAGGCTCAGTGAGCTTTTCTGCTTGGATAATACGTTTAAATTCTTCTTCTCTATCTTTAACTCTTTCTTTTAAACCTTTCATTTCTTCTCCTGTCGTTTGAGATTGTTTAAAAATTGAACGATCTTATCATTATATTTCTTCTCTGTGTGTTTTTAAGATTTAAAAGACCCTCAGTTTACTAACTGAGGGTCTTCGGCTGAGACTTATATTACTTTCCCGCAGCTCTTTTCTGAAGCTCAGCCATAAGTTTCTTTTGTTCCTCTGGAGTGGAAGACTGAAATTTGGCCAAGAATGCTTGGATAGGATCTACCTTACCTCCTACCATCTTAACTCCCATCTTAGCAGAGCCAAGCCGAGCCTGGATTTGCTCCTGGGTCTCACCCCTTCGGAGCCCACTTCTGATAGCAGACTGTAAGGTGACTGTCCAGTTGGAAGAGGCATTGCTTCTTACTGCCTCCTCACCGAACATCTCAACCATCTCTTTGATAGTCGACCCTGTCTGGACTACAATAGTTGCAGTCTTCCCGCTTTTAGGGTCTTTTGCTGATACTGACATTTTCTCTGGCATAGCTAATCCTCCTTGATTTAAGTGGTTTATAAAAATTAACATTTGATTATATTATGTCTTTAGTTATGGTCAGATGTCAATGGAAAATTTGGGGTATTTTTATCAAGGTCTTTTATCAAGCACTTTAATGATATCTTTGATTTGAGTCTCTGTGAGGGAAGCAAAGGCCTCTGCAAGAGACTTTTCCCTCTTTCTTTTCCCGCTTACTCCAGGAGGAACTCTTGTGAGGCGTTCCTCGAGAGCAATAGCTCTGTCTGCTTCCTCATAGGCAGATCTCCATCTTTTCCGTTCCCTTAGTAGTATTTCCAGACTGTTCTCCAGTTCAGTAATTTTTTCCTCTACTTCCCTATACTTCGTATATGCCTCATCCATCTGGCTCTCCCAGATCCTTTTTTCTTCTTTTGTCATTTCTTTTCACCTCTTTTATTTCCCAGCTATCTTTGTTTAGAAAGTAAGCAAAGATATTTTCTCTGCTCTTTCCTAACTTCTCAGCAAGACGGTTGGTGAAGTTATTAAATGCACTCTTTTCGCTTCTCGCTGTAGTATAAAGAATATGGATTTCTCCATGCCAGTTAAATGTTCCTTTAAAAACCATTTTGTCTCTCCATCATAAGCATGTCCACCTCCTTTCTTCATTTTAAGTTCATTAATCATTTCTTATTTTAAACCCATCATAACATAATTAATCCCACATGTCAATAAGGTGGTACAATGTCTATGAAATTACAGTTTTATTCATTAGATTGTTCAAAAATTAAACGATCTTATTTATCAACCTTAACCACCTTCGACTTCAGAAAATCTACGTCTGGAGGAGCATTCTCTAACTCCCTCCTCTCCTCATCTCTCTTCCTAATCTCCTCAGCTTTCCTCATAAGCTGCTCCTCACTCATTTTCTTCCCCAGAGTAATTCCACTCTCTACAGTATCCTCTCTCTCTTTACTGACACTAACATTATCCTTCCCATCTCTAAATACATCTTTCCTTTCTTCTATAGCTCTTCTCACAGCTTCTTCCCTTTTCCTCTTTTCCTCCTCCTTAACCTTCCTCTGAACCATCTCCCACTCTTCTTCACTAATAGCACTGTGGCCTTCTTCACTCACAACTTTACCCATGAAAGGTTCAACACTTCTCTTATTATGCAGCATTTTGTATTGACTCTGAACATACTGTTTAGGGTCAATCCCCTCTTCTCTCAGCGCCTCAAACGACATGGCAGTAGCTAATTTCCTCAAACCTCTTTCTTGCAGACTCTTCTGAAACATACCTCTTCCTTCCAATACTTGTATAGCTTCTGCAACAGGCATATCTTCTTCACTCATAGCACCATTGGCTATCAATATCTCACATAACAAGTCAATACTCCAGGATATTAATCTACTAACTGTCTTTATATCATACTCAGACTCTTCCCAGTATTTAACTAACTTAGCCAATCTAACTACATTTATCCTACTTTGCATCGACACACTACTTTCCTGCCTCTTCTCTTTCCTCATAATGCACCTCCTCTTAGATCATTGTCTACTCTGTATTGCTTAAACGGAATATTACTTACTCCAAACTCTTTAAGCTTCTCTCTAACGCCTCTCAACCTCTTATTCATACTCCCACTATACCTAGTCTCAATCCCAGATACTACGTATCTATAGACCTCTCTAATAACTCCCTCATCTCCTACATACTCTATAAACTCTCTAACAGCTCTATCCTCTTCCCTCTTTCTCATCCTATCTATTTCCCTCACTTTTTACCTCCAGATTGTTTTGTTTATATGTTTACATGTTTACCGTTTATTGTGTTTGCGTGGTTAAATGGGTCTCGCATATACGTTTAAACGATCTCATAATATATATCTCTCTAATACACATATATAGTATATATATCTCTAATATATATTTTCTATATGATAGATAGATTGTTTAATCCATTTTGCGACGCACCTCAAATCAAGCAAACGTGATAAACATTAAACATATAAACATTAAACACCAAACATTTATCAATGTCAATGAACTATTTGGTGTAATTACCACCGCTAACAACTCACAACTCACAACTCACAACTTATAGTTTAGAGAGAAGCAGTTCGTTCAAAATTTAAACGATCTATAACATCAAGATCGTTCAATTTTCAAACGAACTAAAAAAGCCCTGAACGGTTAAATTCAGGGCCTTTTAAGTGTTTCATAGTGGCAGTTAATATCTGTCAATTAGACATTTACCAATTCGGGATTGTCCACCGCTTTCACCGCTAACGTGGTGGCTTTGTCTTTGTCCAGTCCCGCTCTCATGAACGTAGCTGTAATTTCAGCTATTTGCTCCTCACGGGACTTTACCCTACTACCAGGTGATTTGAAGTCAATGTCAACTGTTTGCCCTTCTTTCCAGGTCTCAAAGTTTTTCCTACCAGGTCCGTTTTGCCAACTAATACGAACCGATGACAATGCCTTAGTGATAACGTCCCTCAATGGGACATTATTGAACCTGACATTTAGAGTGACCTGCTTCCTTTCA